TTAGCATATAATATACCATAAAGTCAATATATTATGCTATTTGAATGTCAACTTCACTTTCTACCTGTGTTGCAAAATATGAAGCTAAAGCAGATGCCACAGCTGCACAAACTGCGACTCTACTTGCTCTCCTACCGATGATCCATGACCCATCCCCATAGGGCAGTTTCGCAGCGGATAGTGTTTGCTGAGTCAATTCCTCTTGACCCCCATGCTGTAATCGATGGGAATTGATTGCGCCTAACCATCGATCGCATGATTCAGCGTATATCGCCCCATCCATATCTGTAATGGGAATTCCAGCAGGAACTAGCCGACTTGCGACAGCTTGCGCAGTCCTTTTAGAATAAGCGACAGTCTGAACATTATATTTTCTTACATAAGGTGCAATATCGTTTGCAACCGCTAAATCATTGATTGAATAATCGTTTGACCATGTATGGAGTAAAACTAAATTAAATCTTTCTCCCGGTAGTTTTTGAGTTGCCACTAATGCACCAAATTTACGATCTGGACTTAAATCTAATCCAAACCAAGTTTCTTTGTCAGGATCTAATGGTATTGGGTCAGTTTTACACAATTCCCATTTCTGTGCATCGATTGCAGAATTGATTGTATCTACCCATTGACATAAAACTTCAGTTCGCACAATATCCGGTGGATCATTAATAACAGCTTTAATGTTATCTGGATGAATTGTTATACCAAGCGAAGGGTTGGCTTGAGCGAAGGCTGGCCAATTGATCTCACCCGACGGAAGGGTAATCGGTGCATCTGGCTCGGCACTCCATTCAAACCAACCGATCGTATCGGAGGGGTTCACGCTGGCTGCGATAGCGCGTTCCCTAAGTTTGTTTAGGATAACTGAATGTTGATCTCCGGCGTTTGAATAAATCCAGACTTGCGGATTTTTTGAAGCCATCATTGTGTATCGCATTGATGACCAAGCATCCTCATCTTTGTATTCTCTTAACTCATCAAGATGAATGCTAGATGGTGCAGAAATTCCTCGAGATGCGTTGTTTGCAGCTTTTACCACAAACCTACGACCACCTTTTAATTCCATTTCCTCAGCACCATGTTGCCATCTAATCTTTTTTACCTCAGATGCTAGTTTGTCATTTGATTCTATTATGCCAACCATCTGTCTAAATGTTTCAAGTGATGTAGTTAATCTATGAGCTGATGAGAGCTGTAAGTTTTCGCCCCATACAAACATTCCAGTTAAAACCCTAAGCATCATAAAGGTAGACTTTCCGGACTGCCTTGCGATTACGAGCCCACACTCTGAGTGATAGTATCGCCCGTCTGGCTTGACCTTATGACCATGAATAGCCACGAATTCTTGCCAAGGCATCAACGGCATACCGATTTCTTTAGCAAACTCAATCATTTCATGACCTTTTGACGGCAAATCGTTCAATTGTGAGTGAATACGCGGTGTTTGCACACCTCCTAAAATCGATTCATCCTGATCTGAAAGGATCTCTCCAGTTTTAAGATTAATCAAATCGATCCAGTCTGATCGTGGGCGATCGAGGTGTTTTGTGGGTTAGAAAAGGAAAGGGGGGTCGGTGGTGTTCTCTTGCTCACAAAAAACCGCCCACCCTTCGAATAATTACACTTAGAACATGCAGCTACTAAATTATCATCTGTATCTAATCCGCCTAAGCGTCTAGGTATTACATGATCTACTGTAGTGGCTTCCTGTGCACAATACTGGCATATAAATCCATCGCGTCTAAGTATGCGTTCTCTTATTGATCTCCATTGCCTAGTGCTACCACCATCCCTTAACGCTGATCTACTCAATTACCACCAGCCTTTAGCTTTGTGATGAGCGAGCGCCTTACAGGCGTTGCCTTCGTATCTGTGATTTAGATAAATCAATCCTTTATTAATTTGTGTTATTGGATCTTTGTCTTTTGATTTAAGTATTTGAAATAATCCTGATGCACTTGACTTAGGATTCTTGGCTTTGTAGTTCCATCGTGATTCTTTCCATACAATTTCATCAAGACAATAGAACTGTTCGAAGTCGTAGTTCATCTTATGAAATGTAATTTGCTTTAATGTATTAACCTTAATGGTTTGAGATTTAGCTGTATCTAAAGTAAAGGTTTGTAAAACAAACAGAGCTCCCCCGACTAGCCAGCACCTCGCGAGCTGAGCCTTACGGGCTCGCGTTTTTGCCTTTAGGGCAAATACTTGCCTAGAGCGTATCATATTAAAGCAACCTCTCTTAGCCTAGATTGTCTATACCATCTCACTATGTGGACTATGATCTACATCACATAGATCTTGCAACTGTATCTGTAATCATCTTGTTCGAGCCAAGTATCTACATAACCTGCTTCGGTCATTTAGTCTTACCAGCCCATCCTTCGCCCTTAAACACTAAGCCCACAGCTGAAAAAACCCTAATCATGTCAACCTTACATTTAGGGCATGTTAAGCCGCCATCATCCTCTTTGTAAGTTCGATGAACTGATCCATAAGTGCCGCATTCTTTACAGCTGTATTCATACGTTGGCATCATATTCTCCAATCAATAAGCAAGTATGACAGGGTTTCGCTTCAAACTGCCAAGCCCCACAACTAGCACACCTGCTTATCTTTGTGTCCGGTATTCGATCTATCTGCTCAGTTATATTCTTAACTCCCACGCATCCGCAATCCATACATTGATAAACCTTAAATCCATCAGGCATGTCTATTGCATCAAGCCATAGAAACTCAGTCTTGCGAGCGCAGCCATTGCATTTGAACTTGGTCATTGTCGCTTCCATCTTGGACAATCTACACAACTACTTCCTTTGGCATTATTGCAACGATTACATGATGCAACTAAATTTGATGGCAAATCCAATCCACCATGATTTTTAGGTATTACATGATCAACCTCATTTGCCGGTGATCCACAATAAACACAAATCCAATTATCTCTATCTAAAACTAATTGCCTATACCATTTGTAAGATCTAGGCCATCGAGATTTTGGAAATGTGGCAGGTTTGGCATTAGGCCAAAACTTTATGCCTAATCTTGATCTGCGTTGATAAACTGCATGTGGTGTAATTCCAAGTCTTTCAGCTAATTCCTTGGCTGTTAAATGCCTTTGAGATATTAACTGATCGGCTGCATTAGTCCACTTCACGATTAATCAATTCATGACATCTAAAACATGTGCCATCCTTAAAGACTCGATCATCGTCGCACGCTTCGCATTTGATAACTGATTCCTCAAGATGCACGCCATTATCATCCAATACAACTTGAATGCCCTTCCCGTTTATAAAAGCAATATAGCCCACTATTGAACCCCCTCGAAATACCAAGATCCTTTAGCAGTCATTTTTGCCCAGATAGCGTGCTCTTTGTTAGATCCCTTGCAAACATATCCATAATATGGCTTACCGCCCTTGCTAACGCCTTGCTTCAAAATATGCCCATGTTCGCAAGCAGGTGGCTCTTTAGGTGTTGCGCCAATTGCATCAACAGCATCAGATAATGACCATTGTTGCGGATCATCGACTTTGTTATCTACTGCAAATGAAGCTCTAAGTGCATCCTCAATTGCTGCTGATTTAGTGCCCGGCGCTCCGTATCGCCTTTCCTGTAATTTTTTTTCGTATTGATTAGGAGCAGCATTTACCTTAGCCATTTCCTCTCGTGAAGCGCGTTTGCCTTTAGCTGCGAAACCAGCATTTGCGAGCGCACGACCGATCGCTGAAGTTTCACAATTCTCCAATGCAGATGTGCTATTAACACCCTTCTCCGTAATGACCTCAAATGCGAGCCCAGTTGCACATGGCTTAGGATCTGCTTCAGTCTTAAAGATCTTGGCGAATACAACGAACCGCTTTTCAGTCGCTTCAATGAGTTCAGTCTCGATACGATTATCAGGGTATTTCTCATGCCATTTTTCCAATCTCGATTCTACTGTTTCATAATTGTCTAAGTTAAACATTATTCCTTCCATTCAAAATCTTGGTCTTGGACTGCTTCGAGCACATTCCGATAGATAGCTCCGTAGGCGATAAAGTCTTTAACTGAGTCGTAATGATCTGGAGTTTCAGTAAGCCTAGAAACCTTGACCAACGCCATACATAAAGCAGCTTGGTGTGGTGTGATTGGGAAATCAAGATATGCACTCCACAATCCAGCAATTCTTTTGTGATTATAGTATGGATGGCCGTAGACACTTCCACGCTCTTGGATCGTAGCAATGACTTCATTTAACAGATCCTCAGTTTTTGTCATAATCAAAAACCTGCTCTAATTTAAGTTTTTGGATTTTGGCTTGATGATCTATGCAAGACTTCCATCCAGCAGCTCTACCGGCATAATAGCCATTATCGTAAATTTCTGACTTTCGGTGTTCATCCCAGAAATATAAAGCTGCTCCAATTAAACAGCCTATAATAAATCCGTATCCTACTATTTCCATGTTCGCTCCCTAATATCAAGCGGTTGCCTGATACAGAAAGTATGACTTAAAGCAAGGACAGTTGGTTATCTACTTACGGCGTGTTTTATAACGATTAGATAACGCCAAGATCCTCAAGATCGTCGATATGGTCATCAATCGTCCTATCCCGATAATCGGTTTCAAGACCCATAAGTCCGTCTATTATAGGTAAATGATCCGTCATGATTAACTGGGATCAGCTCTACTTGATGGCCTTTTTTGCCAAAACTTAAGACTGTGAAGCCCATATTCCAATCGGCTGAATTGTATTTAAGATAAGAGGCTTTACGCATGTCCATTAGGTGTCCTGCCTCAATGCCCCAAATCGTCGAATAACGGCCGTTTAAGCCAGTTTGATGTCTGACTGCACCCTGCCTATGGGAGTGGCCACAAACTACGCTAGAATGCCATTTCTTGGCCAAATTAAGGCCTGTTATACCGGCATGCTTAGACATGTTGCCTTCGTCTCCATGAGCCAAGTGCCAGCCCTTTTCAAACTCATAGGCTCTCTTATGAAATCTAATCCCTAAGCTGCTGAAATCCATAAACTTGTCATAGGCTAATTCAGGTAATCCAATAAGTGATGGCGCACCTTTGAGTAATGTTTGATAAATTCTATCTGTGTGATTTGACCTGACAATATCGGTCGTGCCTAGATCGTAAAGGATCTCTTGGCCTAGTTTTCTTTCCTCATCTAGTGTTTCAGCAAACTCTAATTTTGTGCCTTTTGCCCAACGGCTTTGTGAACCTAGATCCATTTCATCACCAACATTTAAGACGAAATCAAACTTCTCGTGCTTGACCATCTTAATCAAATTGGCAACTGCTTTTGGATGATGCAGCGGTATCTGCAAATCCGGTGTTACTAAATACCTACGATTAGTTTTAATCGTCATCCTCATCTGGAGTTGGGATAGTTGGGATTATTCCTTTGTCGCCTACGATCCAGTCGGGCATTGATTCAGGATTATCCATTAGGTAAAGCGCACAGGATTCATTAAATCCAGCCTTGCGTGCAGCTCTAAACATTTCATGCTTTGCAATATAGAATTGATCTAATTTACTTAATGGTTCAGGAGTTTGGCGAACTACTCTCCGATTAACCTTTTTGCGTGGTGTGCGTTTTCGTGTGTTCGCCATAGCAGAAATTATCGCTTACTGATTAAGACAAACAGATCATCAACACGCGCTTCAAGTCTAGTAATTTGATCTTTCATTGAACTTCCGCTATTGGGTTTTAGTTCCTGTAAATAAGATTTAATAACCCAGCGCAGACCCAGTAATAAACTTGTAGATACGGCGCTTACGCCAACGGCTATGCCAACCCATTCGTTTGCGGTCATGACGCATTAATTCCATAATCCGCTTCGCTCCCTGACTTTGGATCTAACGCTTTGGCAATAGGCGCAACAATTGCACCAAGCATAGTTGCATAGGCTGGATGAATGTCAGCCACTATTGCTAGAGCAACTGTAATTCCACTAGCTGCCACAGCTCTTAAATATGACTTAATTGCTGCTTTGTGTTTTTTGGTTAGTTTCATTAGTTGCCTTTCAGTAGTGGGATGTCGAACTTTTCGCCAGTTTGATTTGGCTTGAAAGAAATATGAATATGCTTATGATGGGGATTTATGCCAGTATATTTTTTAAATTTCCATAATGATCTAGCACTAGCAATTTTGCCAGCATGGATTATGTAAGATATACGTTTATCTTTTTTTGCTGCGAGTCGAAGCTGATCTGCCAGATCATAACTAATCCCTTGTTGGTCAGATAAGCCAGCGTCAATGTCGATCGCGCAAACTTCTCCGTTAGATCTTGGGTTGTGATCGGATTTTCTAGATGCGTGCTTATTATCGCCGATCCATCCATCA